AAGTTTTTGAAACTCATCATTGTTTAATGCAAATTTATTACCAAGACTTGTATCTTCATCATCTATAAAAGTATTTTGTATTGGGTCAAATATATAAGCCATTAAAATTTAAATCCTAATCCAAGGTAAGCTCTATAATCATCTAAGTTAAGAGGATTTGCTTCGATTATACCTTTTAAAAATTGGTTATCACCAAAATCTTTTTCTATGTTATATCCTAATAAAGCATTTCTGTCAGGAGATAATGCATCAGTTATACTACCTGTAACCTCACCGCCTGCAAATGGATAAGAACCAGAAAGAGATAAATTAGGTGTTTGCCCACCTTCTAATATTTCTTTTGCAATTGAAGCTCTTAGTATACCATCTCCAATATTTGTTTGATAGCCAATCTCTGGTTTAAGTGACTCTTGTGTAACAAATGTATTACCATCGTCATATATATCGCTATATCTTAATTGACCACCTAATGTAAAATCTCCGGCAGGTATGCTTTTATTTATATCTAATTCACGTTTCATATAGTTTGGAAAATCTGTTACGGCAGCTTTAATACCATCTTGATCAAAGGCCAATTTATTTGTTCTATCTACAATATTATCTCCTACTACATTTACATCAGACGATAATGTAAGTGGTCCTATGGGAATATTCCCTCTAATATTAAAAATATTTTTTTCTAAATCAGGGCTAGTTATATCTACAAATTCTGTATCTAAAGCACCACTAGTAACACCCTCTCCAAGAGTATCTACATTTCTACTTATGGTTAGTGCATCGTTAAGTAAATTAATATCTCCTGTAATTTGAGCATCATCAATTACTTCTTTTAATTTTTTTGTATCTACAAAACCTTGGTCGTTATAAATATTTTTATCTGGGTGTTGAAATTGAAAAGCAAGTAAGTTGTTATTAAATAAATCAACAGCTTTTACTTTTGGCTTTTGTCTCATAAACGGCGAACCAAATCCAAGACCACGGTCTACAGGTTTTGGAAAAAATCTTTCTTCTAACGCTTTTATGCTTTCAATATTTTTTTGATATTGTGTTTTGGTATCTATAGGAAATTTTTTTAATAAAAATTTATTTATTTCTTTTTCAACTGTAGTATTAGGAACAATAGGCGATGTATCAGTTTTTTTTAAAAAAGAAAGATCGGGTGAATCGTCTCTGCTTGGGGATGTTGAAACTGATTTTGCTGCTGCCGAAGGCGCACTATATTCTCTACCTGAAACATCTTTTCCCTCACCAGAACCTATTCTAAAATTAACACGGCCACCGTCTGCTAAATCTTCTTTAGGTTTAAAAGGCACAACGGTAGGATTCTCTACCACTGGTTTTGTTCTTACATATTCTCTGTAAGAATCTGGATCTATTCTTTGTAGTGAGTCTTCTAAAAATCTTACGTTCTCTCCATGAAAACCTATTCTCTCCATTAAACGTTTTGGATCGTCTATACCCATATAACCTTGACTAGATTCTGCTTTTGGATTTTTATAAACATTTAATAATTTTAATTCTTGATCTAATTCTGCTTGCAACTCTACAGGATGTAAATAATCTGTTGCAGACTTAGGTCCCTCTTTTACAACAGGTTCTATTTTATTTCTCTCTAGCCAAGAGAACACATCTTCACCCTCGTTGTATCTCCAGTTTTCCATTTTATCGAATATGTCTTCACCAAAGTGTTTTCTCCAGATACGAACTGGGTCAGGCGCAAAGGTCATTGCACCACCATAATGATGCGCACCTTTTTTTAAATTTTCATAAATTGTATCATCTAATTTTATAACACCAGCCTCATGAAGTTTTGGTAAATTAAAACTACCTAGACCCCTAGCTTCAGCACTTATAGGGCCATATGCTTTACCGTAATATAATTTAGCTAATCTCTCTTCTTGCTCTGGTGTTTTTTTAATAGGTGCAAAAATATCATCTAATTCTGTTTTACCTTGATCTGCTTTCTTTTTTAAATCTTGAGTTACTTTCATCATTCTTTCTAATGCACCTTTTAATGTTAATTCTTCTATTGGTCTATCTGATACTGCAGAGTCATAGACCTCATCTAATTTTTTACCTTCACCTAAAATACCTTTTTCTAATTTATTTTTTTCTGCAACAGTTCTTCTGTAAACACCAAGGTTGTATAGAATATTATCTTTTTGTCCTTGTGATAATCTTACATCAGGGTTGTCTTTTAAAAATTGTATTACCTTTTCAAATCTATTTACAAAGTCCTCGGAGTATTCTTTAACATACATGTACCGTCTATCACGGCCCACGTTTCTAATTGAGAATGGAGTAAATCTAGTAGCGTCTGTTAGTTTAGAATTTATTAAAGCATAGTCACCGGCTTCTTCTTTTGTAAGTTTACGACCTATAAATTCTATACCCTCTGCTGTATCCACAATACCTCCACCTTTTGGTTTTGGTTGTCTGTTTGCTAGTTCTGCTAATAATTTTATTAAATCATCCATTAATAGTACACTCGTTTACGTTCAACTTTTTTATCATCCACATAGTCCTCTGGGTGACCGATTAAGCCTCCTTGTCTAAATCGCATGATTGCCTGCGTAGTAGAGTCTACTAAATCATCATGATCGCCATATGGGAAAGCCGCACATTCCTCAATGACCTCTTCTGCAAATTTTTGCTCAGGAGCCCATATCATACCAGATTCGAACAAAGGTGCAACCGAGTTTACTCTGGCATGCTTGTCGTTTCCTCGTGAAGGTGTAAAGTTTACAACAGGTATGTCCATGTTCCGTAGTTCGTAAGTCAAGGGCAAACCACTAGCTTTTGCCTCAACAATCACAGATTCTGGTTTCCAATACTGATACTGCTCTAAGGCTAAACGTCTAAGCTCTGGAAACTCGTATCGTCCTTTGATAGCATCAAGTAATATTAAATTAGCACCTGAGTCTTCGTCAGGATAGAATATACCCCATGTCGTTATCGCACTGTAATCGGCTGTTTCTTTTTTTAAAAATGCTGTGTCGTAAGATTGTATCACATGATGTAATTGTGGTATCTCTTCATCTGTGTACGTTCTCCACCATTCTCGTTTTAATATTGCACCTTCCTCACTAGTTGGTGACTGCATCCACTGTGCATTCCATTTAGCAACAGGTAGTGTTGCTTGCACCTTTTCTAATTCGTCTAGCTTCCAATACTCTGGCCACACTGGTCTGGGCTTTGTTCCATGATCCATGATTGCCGGAAACTCGACCACGTGCCATTGATCAGCTTTAGCCTCTGATTGATTTTTAATTAACATACCAGTTAGATCTTTCGTAGACCAACGCGTCATAACCAAAACTATTTTACCACCAGGTTGTAAACGTTGACGAGGACCTGATGTATACCACTCGTAAGCTCCTTCTAGTGCGGTCTTGGACATTGCATCTTGCTCAGAGTGTGGGTCGTCAATGATAAGTAAATCTGCACCACGACCAGTGATCGCACCACCAACACCAGCTGCAAAGTATTCACCACCTTGTGCTGTCTCCCAACGTCCTGCTGCTTTACTATCTTCTTGTAATCTTGTTTGAAAAATTTTTGTATAATCTTCCGAGTCGATTAGGTTCTTGGCCTTACGACCAAACCTAATCGCTAGTTCTCCCGTGTGCGTTGCTTGAATGATCTTGAGCTTTGGCTCACGGCCCACCATCCAAGCCGGAAGTAAGTATGAGGCAAACTCCGACTTAGTATGTCTTGGGGGCATATTAACTATCAAACGATTTATTTCGCCCGTGGCTAATTTATTAAATTTATCTGCTATGTGTCTGTGGTGGGACCCCTCTACAAAATCTGGCCACACACATTTTACAAAACTTAGAAAGTCATTCTTAGCTTTGTTCTGTATCTTTTTTTCAGCGTGTAATACTCGGAGTTGTTTAAAAGTTTTTCTAACGTCTGCAGGTAGTTTACTTATGTCTATATTATTTAAATTCATAAAAATTTTTTAAAAAATTTTTTTCGCACTCTAAAGTGTTAAATATGTTTTTACCAGGGATAACTGTCTAAATCAAGCAATACAACCTAGAGTAGTGGGACCCCTTTGTACATAAAGGGGGTGTCCCCCTTGTTTATTATTAGTAGTTTAAGATTTGTTTGGGACCCCTGGCCCGTAGGGCCAGGGTTGTTTATTATTAGTCTAACAAAGTCATATATGCTGACGCGTTTAGTTTAGCAAATTGAGTAAGACCTTTTTGCATTGTTTTATAATCCTCTTGTAGTTCTGCATACTTAACAGAATCGTAAACCTGTGCCTCTTGTTCTGTAAGTTTAACACACTCACCACTAAAGGGATTACATCTAGTTATATTTCTTTCTATCATAGGATTATCCTACACTATTGGCACTAGTGTTGTCAATCTCTTTTATAACTTTTTGTTTATAAGGCTGACCACGCCAATCAGTATGTGTTTCAACTTGAACTTCAATAGGTGTTTCCTTGGGCTCGTTCCTTGGCGCAATCTGTCTGCATTGATCTGCATATTTATTGAAGAACTGATTCCAACAACCTGTAGAACAAAACCATTGCCACGCACTATCTCTATTCCAATTAGTGATTGCAACTTTTCTGGTCCTTAAAACCTTGTTTCCTTTAACACCTCTTATTCTATCCTGTGTTCTATTTTCATGGCAATTTGGTCCATGGCACCAATTATAATTACTCATATCATCATTCCTATTTTCATTAATACAAAAAATATTAAAACAAACGCAATATTAAAAAATGCTACTTGCCAACTCATTAATGCCTCACTTTCCATGCTGTCGTTGCTGTTCTATATCCATGAGCGTCTAAATCATAATAGACATAGTAAGGAACGCCTTTTTTAGATGTACCATAACGAGATTTTTCGTCATGCTTTCCCTGTCTTGTGATGTGCTTTTTATCCTTGTTAGAATAATAAGTTATGTAGAATGTTTTTATCATTTTATACCTTTCTGTTATACTAGGGACTTTATAGGAAAGTCCCTAGATTGTCAATAGTTAATGTGAAACTAATTGCTCTTTTTGTTGTGCTTTGAAATAAGCGATTTTTTCTTCTCTAGTCATTTCAACCTTATCTTCCAAAAGACTTGCCAAATTTTCTGGACTATAAACAGATAAAGCCATTGAAGAACTTTCATTTAAAATACTTTCATTTAAAGCAATTCCAAGTTTATCTGCAAGGGCTTTTGCTTGATCGAAGTATCTGTAAGATTTAAGACCTAATCTTAATTTCTTCATCTTCTCATCTGTATAGTTAAAAATCTTCTCATGTGTTCTTACCAAATCTTCTTGGCTTTTCTTAAACATTTGAAAGATTTCAAAAGTTGTTTCATCAACTTTAAATTGTCTTGTACGACAATAAGATGTTCCAACAACCCAGATTTTATAATCATCACTTTCCCATGCTTGAACAGGTTTAGTGATTGATTTATCTTCGTTAGAAGAATTAGAAAATCCTAACCATTTATCACACGCACTTTCGTGATCGTAGTATCTTGGATTTCTTTTTTCTTCTTTCCATTGTAAATCATAATCTGGATTAAGACCTTTTGCTTTCATTTCTTCTCGATAATAAGCACGACCAAAAGCACTTGATCTATGATAACCAGATAGACTTGGGTCTAAAGTAAAATTAATTTTTACTTCTTTTTTATCTTCTTCCCCCTCATCATTAATAGTTGGTGTATGGAACTCGAAACAATTATCATGGTACAATTCCCCACCTGACCTATCATACTTTTGTATCATTGATCTAATTGTATCGACATCTTCTTGTGGTTGATGTGATCTTACAACATTATTAACCAACTCATAAACTTTTGGTTTCATAGTGTCGTAAGTATTTTTTGCGTCTTGCCACTCTCTAATGACAGGACTATCTTCTCTTTCCCAATGAGATTGAAAAACATTTTCTATTGCTTTTCTTTTTTCTGCATTGAGAGTTAGTCTTTTATTTTGCATATTTTCCTTTCGTTAATATTTTTTTATTTACACTATTGTAAAATTATAGTCAAGCATTATATAGGATTTAATTAAAATTAAATATGGCAGTTTAGAATGATTATAATTAGCAAATTCAACCTGTAGTTGTATGCAGTTTTTGCATACAACCTGGAGTTGTATCTAGGGTGCGACAACTTTGCACTTGTAGGATAATCCTGGATGTGGTATAGTGTATTTGTCTTTGACAGC